AGCTACTACATATTATGTTCGATATAAAGAAGTATCTTATGAAAATCCAGATGGGGTGGGTAATGTTTGGAATTTTGCTATTACATTTGTTGAGGAATTGATTTAATGAAAACTATATATCAACCCTATATGAAGTATTTATTTAGTTCTGGAACTGTTCTTTTAAATGGGTATGTTTTATCTATTAATGCGGCAGATGATACTTTTTATGTAAATAATAATAAGAGCATGACCTGTGTGTACCCTGCTCCTGGTATAATGGGGTCTGCTACAAGAACTTTTAATGCTTTATCAGTTAAAAGAACTCCTGTTCGTAGTGAGGATGGAACTATTTTAAATGAAATAGAGGTAGGGCTGGATAACGTAGATCTTGCATTTAAAACTCAAGTTATGCTTGGTAAATACAATAACAGAAGATGTAAAGTAATTTTAATGTTTGCTTCAAAAGATTCTACTGTTGGTCTTGGTACAATGGATATTCACACAGGGTATTTGGATGAGCCTAAAGGGGATGAACATTGGGTTACATTTCAAATACGCCCATATAGTATTTTTGAACGGTCATTTCCTAATCGTGTTTTTCAAATTGGGTGTAACTGGACTTTTTGTGATCCTAATTGTGGTTTGAATATTACAGATTATTTTGTAAACACTACTTTAAGTTCAGAATCTAATGGAACTACTCTTGCCTGTAGTCATGGTCAAGCAGCTAATTATTTTACCCCTGGATTTGTGCTTATTACTTCTGGAACATATAGTGGTATTTATCGTCCTATTCTTTCAAATGATACCGGATCTGTAATTTGTCGTATCCCATTTGATTTTACTATTCCAAATGGAACTTCAATTAGAGTGTATAAATTATGTGCTCGTAATCCAGCGGCATGTGTTAATATTTTTGATAATTATGATCGTTATTCTGGTTTTCCGCATGTACCTAAAACTCCAATACTATAAAGCTTGGGCATGATTAATGTTACACCAGATAGAATTATTACTGAGGCAAGGAAATTTCTTAATACTCCTTTCTTTCATAGGGGAAGATCAGTATTAGGATTAGATTGCCTTGGACTTATAATAGTTGCATTTCGTAAATGCTCTATAATTATTCCATCAGATGATGGTTTAACTTATTATTCAACATGGTGGAGAAACCAAGAGGATAGACTACATGACCATTTAAAAAAATATGGGTTTGAAGAAGTAGAAATTCCGCAAAGAGGGGATATTGTTACTTTCAAGTTGTTAGGTTTAAAGTACCCGGCCCATCATAGCGGAATTCTTATTTCTGAAGATGCTATGATCCATGTTAATGGTTTAGGTGGTGCTTGGGAGAGAAAATGTAAAATTGAAAGAATTCCTGATTCCTATAAAAGAAGATTGGGATCTTATTTTAGATATAAAGGATATATTTAAATGAATATGCAGGGAATGTCCACCGGACAAGGAATTGGGTCCGTTATTGGTGGAGTAATAGGTGGTATTGTTGGATCTTATATTCCCTACGTTGGGACTTACACTGGATTTATGGTGGGGGCCGCCATTGGTGGGGGTATTGGGAGATTAATAGATCCACCAGATGCCCCAAAAGCACCCCCTGCTGGTGATGTGACCATTAATTCTTTTACCCGCAATGCTCCTGTTCCTGTTTTATTTGGGCAAGATAAAGCTGCTGGTGGTGTAATTATGATGGGTGGTATTTCTACTGATATGCGTAATGCTGGTAGTTCTAAATCCCCTGAGTATGAAATTAAGATGGACGTTTATTGGGGGGTTGCTCATTGTGAGGGTCCGGTAGTAGAAGCAAGTCCACAGAGACATTGGGTTAATGATAAATATACCCCTTGGTCTGGTTCTGGAAATAGTTATGTTGATTTTACTACCTACTTAGGAACAATTGACCAAGCTATAGACTCTTATTTTGAAGATTATTATTCTACAAGTATTTTTCCTTTAAACTCACTACCATATACTTGTTGGTCAAGGATTCGTTCTCATACTGAGGGGTCAACCCTTTCTGCTTTACCTTCAATTGCACTTGAGCTTAGAGGTTTTTGTGTTGAAGAAGGGGAGTTGGATGCTAATCCTATTAGAGTAGCATGGGATTGGATGACCAATGCACGTTATGGTATGGGAATAGGAGCAGATGAATTTAATGGAGATCCAGATACAGAAGGTTCCCCTTGGAAAATAGCATCAGATTTTTGTGATGTTTCAGTTGAGTATATTGATCATAATGGGGATACTCAACAAGAACCACGTTTTAGATATTCAAGATACATTAATGAGAAAAATAAGGGATTTGATATTTTAACGGATATATTTATTTCTTGTCGTGGAATTTTAAGATCTAAACAAGGGAAAATTGAACCTTTAATTCATAGTGGTAATGAACCAATAGAACATTATTATTCTGACAGACTTCAGGTTGAGTTTACTATTGGTAGTTCAACAGCAAACAGAATAAATGCTGACTTCTCTGCTTACCCTGATGATTTTTGGAACGCTTCCTCTGGAACAATTTTATTAGAAAATGGAAGTATAGTTGAATTTTATGTCTTGGATCAGACTTCAAGCTATATAGATCTTTGTTTTGATATAGTAGAAGATATTAGTGGTATTACAACTTTTAAACTTTTAAAGGATAATATAAAAGAAGGTTCATTTACTTATAATATGCTTCCAGATAATCAAATACCTGGAATATATAGGGTAGAATTTATTAATCGTCAAATGTGGGATGCTGAAGCAAATGCTTGGGCTAATGAGTACCAATCAGATTCTATTGAGATAGAAAGTCCTATAAATTATATTTATACTGCATCTTATGAACAGTCTTCAAGAGCAATTAAAACTACAAGAAGTGAGGGAATAAAAAGAAAATCTCAAGCAATGAGATTGGGAATGTTCCTATGTGATAATGCTCGTTATGCTCGTAATATGTGCTCGTTTACTACTGGAATAGAGGGGTATACCCATGCTGTAGGGGATACCATTGGTGTGACTCATGCCCAAACAGGATGGAATAAAAAAGCATTTCATATTCTTAATATGGAAGAAACAGAACATGATGAAATTAGCTTTGCTTGCATAGAGTTTAATCCAGCACTTTATACTGACCCAATAGTTAATGTTTATGAATCAATTTATTCTTCTACAAGTTCCCCCTGGAATCCACCATTGCAAGTAGAACTATTTTATGCAGTTCAAGATGTAGCTGGTGCTACCAATCAAGTCTATATGTTATTTAAACGGCCTCCAACGGACAGTTTTTGGTTTGGGGTACAGATTTTTGTTCAGAGGGGGGCTGGTGCAGATTTTGATTATGCTAATATTTTAACAATTACTACTCCTTCAGTAAAACTTGCTTCTGATATAACTGATATTGTTACAACGATACCATTTGACAATTCTACTTTATATGGGGCATTTCCTACTGCTGGTGGATTTTGGATTGAGGATGAATATATAACTTACACCGGAATAAGTGGTACTTCTTTTACAGGGTGTACCCGTAATGCTCTTTATAGAGTGGCCCATACAGCAGCTTGTTATTGTTACCTGAAGCAAACAGACACACCTTATATTAGTTATGACCCTTCTGATGTAGGAAACCAATGGACGTTTAAAGCGGTGTCTTATAATATGAGTGGTGTGACGGCAGATTATGAAGACGCTCCTACCATGATGGTAACTCTTGTTTAGGTAAATATTAATGAACTCATCTTCTACTACTGGAACTGTAATTCAATTAGCTGCGGGGGCAATTGGGTCTTGTTGGGGATACCCCGGCATGATGATAGGTCTTTCTATTGGTGCATTTATAGCAAGTAAGGTAGCGGGGAGTCATAAGAGCAATAATAATGAGGATATTAAAAATACAAACTTCATGACCCGACTTGATAATGTTCCATATGTTATTGGAACTGCAATGTGTCCAGGCCAATTAGTTTGGTTTGGTCAAATGAGTCTCCTTGATTCTGCTACTTTAAGAGCAGGGACTTCTGGATCAGATTATTTTAGTTCTTACTATCGCCCACTTAATTCTAAATTTGCTGTAGCCTTTGCTAGTAAGGGGGGATCTGCATATGCA